ACCGCATGGAGCGGCACACCGAGAAGCGACTTCCATCACTTCTCTTGTGCTCCCGTGTGAAGCACGACCGTGGTCCCCCTGTGAAGGGTCGCCGCGGCAGTGCATCGAAGGAGCGATTGTCTCCGAACCAGCAGGTGTGGACTGCCTGCTGGTCTGGTCTTGTCCATTCTGGCTGGGATGATCGCCTCGTCGCGTGGCATCTCCATTCTTGGGTCGCAAGAACCATCCACTCTCGTGGTTGGTTGTTTGTTGCCCAAGAATTGAAGAAACTGTGCTTCGAGGTACGCTCTTCTTCGCTCCGAGCTGACGTAGTCATTAGTTCCCGCATTCCACGTGCGGTGACTTCGTGTCTCGTTGGTTTGGCGTATAAGCAAGGAAGAGCTGGTTTCGCTTTCAGTCGCTTTGCTAGAGCGCTTCCTCTCCCTGTAACAGGGGAGAAGGAAGCTCTTGATGATGCAATGCGATTGAGCGGAACCGATCATCCCATATCGGACTGGGTCAAGGAGTCTCTCAGATCCTACATTCTCTCTGAGGCGATAAGGGGCGTTAGCAGCGCGGTGAGCGGCCGCGTTAACCCGAACAATCGTGAGAGAGTGAGTCTGAGGACACCCTTGATCCTCCCCTCCTCGTCGTCCGCCTGCTTCGAGTGGCCTGCTGCTCGAGGCGGTGTGGACGGCTATCTCCGTCATAAGGGAGGCCTCAAATCCATGATCATTAATATGACGGGTGGTTCCACACGCCGCCTGATTATTAAGGAATTTGGTCAATATTGCCAAGATAGTCTCGGGACTTTCTGTCTCAAGTATATCTCTGACAATGTTGAAACGTTTGAGGAATCCACAAATGATCAAGTCGTAAGGTGTCTTGGTGTCTTGGTGCTCCGCAAGGAGAAGGGGGTTGGACCCCGATTCCGTGCGTGTGCACTGAAGGCACCAGGAATGAAGTTCAGAGTGATCGGCGTACCGGACGCACTGACCTTCATCGAGGGTACCTGGATACGGTGGACATCGAGGTTGCTTCCAAAGAAGCACTTCGATCCTGCCGGATCTGGGTTCCCGCGAGCCTTGCGAGTTCCGCCCGGGGGAAAGTTCTATTCCGTCGACCTCAGTAAGGCGACGGACGGACTTTCCCTTGAAGCGGTGGAGATAGTTATTAGGGCTCTCTCGGATGCTGGACGAATCAGGTCTTCCGATGTCGACGCGGCTTGCCGCGGTCTTGGCGTCGGAGGATTTGAGGCAACCTGGTTCTGGGGCGAGAGGGCCCAAATTGCGAGGAGGGGGAGTCCGATGGGCACTCCTCTCAGTTTCATTGTGCTGTCTTGGGTTAATGCATGGGCTACGAGCGCTTTTGAACGCTCTGTTACTCACGGCGACGATGCGGTGGGATACTCTCCAGGCCCTTATGGGCTTGAAGAGTACTCTACTTGCATCGCCGCCGTAGGCTCTGCAGTTAACCGCCTGAAGACGTTTGTCTCTCAACGGAGTTTCACTTTGTGTGAGAGACATTACGTGCTTCAGGGCACAATGAATACTACTGCCGTTGCCTTCTGTCCGCCTCCCTGTCCTCCTCCTGGTGTATCTCAGCCATTGTCGGCATCCGACGACCAGTGGAAGTTGTATCTCAGGAGAGCAGAGAGGGTGCAGAAGACCCTCTTCCCGTGGTCTTCCAATACCGTCCTCCGACTTCCTCAGTCGGTGGGCGGTCTTGGTTATACGGGAAGAGGTCTCAAGATAC